ACAAACTTGCCCCATTCGTTGGTGAAAATGTCCAACTCTTTGTTTAGTGCGTAATCCATTATTCGGGTGTACCAGTGGTGCCAGTATCCGTGCTGTGGACGTGATTGCTGAATGAAATCCCGTTGATCGTCACATCACCGCTGGCTTGAATGTCGATGTCGTAATCGCCGCTATCGTTTTTGGTGAACGTCAGTTTGGTATCAGCGTCGAACTGAAGTGCAAACTCGTTGCTGTCTATTTCATCGGGCCGCGAATCCGGTTCCAACGCCGCCATGACGTTTGTGATGAACCGCTCACCGCCCAGTTTTTCCATCGTCACTTTCTGCTTGATAGCAGGCATTACGGTGAGCGCGGCAGCCGACCTGAGTACCGGTACTTTGTCGTACTCGGTATCAACTCGAAGCGCTTGCACGTCACATTTTACAACGCCATTCTCGTAATACGTCGCGGTGATAATCCCGTGTTCCATAACTATGAAAGGTAATCGGTTTATATACTGAGGGGGGTGATCAGAACTCCTCGAACAATCGAGGCCCACTGAACACGTCTTCTTCGGTGAGATAGTCGTCCGACCGGGGGTCAAAGTAGCGAAGCCCCATGTCGTCTTGCCCGATCATGTCGGGAACCATGGATATATCGACCGTGACCGTCCATTCACTGCCGGTGACACTGTGTGTGACACCGGTAACGATGTAAATCTCGTTGTGAACGAACTGACCGCAGTAATCGTTTTTGTCCGGGCCGAAACCGAGTTGACCCGACGAGGCGGCGGGGTCATCGAATAGATCATCGTCGGGAACAACGTAGAGGTAGTCCCCAACTTTGATGTCCTCGATGTCCGTGAAGCTGTTACCCGATAGTTCGGGATTGAGGCGCACCGACCCGTTGTAGGCTTCTTTCATCTTCTCGGAGTAATAGTTCCACGCGATTGTGGGGAGTGCCTCTTTTTTGGCCTGTTCAACGCTGACCTTGAACGTTTGACCCCGTTCGATGTCTACCAAAGGATTTTTCACGAAGCCCTCAGCGCGGACATCGCCGCTGTTGCCAACCCCGTCTTTCGACCATGGGTTGAAGAACGAACCAGCGTCAGCACCAATGCCGGGTGTGTCAACCCACGACCCCTCGACCACAACCATTGCGATTGGCTCGCGGGGGTGGCTGACGTTGACATTCGAGTACCGAAGTGCGCGACTGTCATCCGGGGCTGCAACGTGGCCGACACCGAGGGTTTCGGGAACGCCGACCCACATGGTGTAGTCTTTGTCAACCCACGTTTGGATTTGGAACAGCTCGTTGAGTTCCCAAATGGCTTCAATCGGCGAGGTGTTTTCGGTGTCGAACAGATACGTACTCTCGATCATCTTTTTAGTTTCATAGGCTTCGATCCGCTCGGGACCGAACAGTTTTTCAAAACTGCCGCGCCGGTCTATTGTTATTGTCTCCGTTTTGAACTTCGTACCGCCGGGAGCTTCATCCGGTAGTGCGAACTTGATTTCTTTGATCAGATCGTTTTCACGCTTCTCAAAGACGTACTCGTAGATGTCGCGGAGTTTAACTTCGTTCCACTGCATGTCAACAACCCCACTGTCCATCGATTCTTGTAGGTCGTAGAACTCGATGTGCGTGCCACCGTCGGTGTAGCGAACTGAATCGGGCTTGAAATACAGTGCCGCAATCCGCTCGTTATCGAGTAGCAACTCGACGGGCTGGGGATCGCGCAACTGCCCGGTTCTACCACCGGTTTCGGGTTTCAACATTTCGCCAATCTCAGTTGAGAACTTGGCTTTGCAGTAGTCGTATTTTCGGTTTTCGGATTTAAACGTGAGATTACGTGGGGTAAGCTCCAACGGCCCGTTTGTTCCGGCAACCTCGGGCCACCGGATAGTCCACATACTTTGACATCTCATGGGTTACTCGTCAATAATCGCACTGACAATCTCGTTGTCGCCCGTGTCGTATTCGTCGTAGCCGGTACTCACGAGATCAATCGTGTAGGAGAACCGCCACTGGCGGAAATACGCGTCAAAGCCATCGGGGTTGGCGTCGATTTCGGTGTTTTTGATAATACACTCCATGCCACCATACGGCAGCAGTGGGGTGTAGAGATCGATGGGTTTGTCGTAGTCAGTTAGCGTTTGGAAAATATCAATTTCCGACGCGAGGACGACGCCGCTGACGTGGACTTCTCGGTTTTTGATCGTCTCGATAGTCACGTCTTCGCCAGCACATTGCACCGATTCGCGGTTGAGCTTCTTGTCTTTGGTTTGAGGCAGACGGTCAGGGAAGTATTCAGGGAAGAACTCCCAATTGTCTTCGCGGGGTTGCATCCCGAATGGAAGTGGCTTGTTCGGATCGCTGGGGATCTGACTGTCGTATACTAGCTCGTCCGGTCCAGCGATCATCAGTTACCACCATCGCTCGAACTTGTAGACGTACTGGTGGAATTACCCGGACTCGGTGGGTTGACCGCCTTATTTTCACTTTCCATTTCTGAGAGATGCGACCGCCATCGCTGCTGTTCGTCGCTGTTCATCTCGCCGCCACCGCTGTTGAACTCGTAGTTGTAGTAGTTGTTCGTTGTTCCACTGTTGGATGGGCTTGGACTACTACTGCCGCCAGCAGACGGTGATGGGCCGCTCCCGCCGGGCCACGAGGGGCCACCATCGTCTGGACCGTCAAACTCGTTAGCGGAGCTATACGCGGCTGAGAGAATCATCCCCCCACCGACGAGCAGCATACCAAGACCGGTTGAAATCAACGCCAGCTTGAGTGCCGTCAGCGACCGAATGGTGTTCATGATCGCGACTTGCATTCCGCCTAACCACGTCATAGCACTGGTCGCCAGCCCAGCGATTGAAGCACTGCCGACTATACCAAGTGTTTGCAAGGCGATCATCAGGTTCATCGCACCGATTGCAATTTTGGCGAAGACGAACAGCAACCCGAGTAGAAGTGCCGTAGCAATTATCATTGCAGCGGCGAACTTGTTACCGAGCAGCGTGGACATCTTGTACAGCAGTACCCACAACGGCTCAAGTGTGGCAACGAACTTCGCAATCATGAGTGCGACCTCGTAGAACGCCAAACCAACGTATTTGGCACTTCTACTTAGTGCGATCAACGTTTCCTGATTCGCGTATGCTTCTTGAGTTAGCCAGATGAACAGATCGATGATTTCCGTTCCGAGGATGTCGCCGAATCGCATCGCAAGCTGCGTGATTATCCCCTCGTAGTCAGCAATCTTGGTAAAAAAGTCAGCGATAAACTGACTCCCACCCTCGAATGCCGCGAAGATCGCGTCTTCGAACACGGCGAGTTCAGCAATCGACTCCGCAATCGGTCGCATTGCTTCGGGTGCGAAATCGAAGAACTCGTCACTGATCGAAGCAAGCTGCTGGGCCGATGGTTGGAAGACTTGGAATAGTTCTTTCTTGAAGTCAGCTAACGTGCTTGTCGCGTTTTGCCACGCTGCGTCCATGTCCTCGCCGTAGCCAATCAGGCCCAGTCCGACGACTGCTGCTCCGGCGACAGCGAGTGCCCCCATCGCGGCTGCCACACCGAATGCGTGAACGGCGAATGCCGCCAGCATCGGAATCATGGCCGCCAAGATGTTGTACCAGAAGGTCATATCTGGCTTGAGGCGGGCAACGGCACTGCCGAATTTATTGGTCGCTCTTCGGATTTTTCCAATCCGCTTTCTGATCTTCGACAACTTCACGTCTTTCCGCAAACCCATCATCGGAACGTTCTTTCCACGACCGCCCCGTGATCGACCACGACTAATAGATGCCGATAGACTCCCCGACGAGGGTTCTCGTGGGCTGTGGAACCGACCGTCGGAGTTGAGCATATCAACCTCGTCAAAGCCGTTCCATCCGGCTCCGAAGTTACGGGCTGGGTATCCAACACCGCGCTCCTCGAATAGCGAATCGGCAATTTCGGAGTTGACCTCTTTGATCGTCATCCCCCGAATTGTATCAGCGTTGATCTTTCCGTCTTTCAGGCTGAAGCGATTTTCAATCCTTCGTGCGATAGCTGTGGGGCTTGACCCCCGGCCATCACCGCGAGCGGACGACCCGATGCCCCCGTTGGGGGGTCCGGTTTTTGGCCCACCGTCTTCGCTGCGCTTATTGTTAAAGTTCTGCGGTGAGCCACCAACGTCAACGTCATCCCATGCGTCGGCACTCTCTTTCATCTCACGAGAGATGCGCTGCATCCGGTCTTCGGCGTCTTCGAGTTCCGACGTGAGTTTCTGAATCTCGCCGCTGATACCCTCGATGTCAGTCCCAAAGTCGATGCCATCGAGATCCTTCCCGATAGATCGCATGAGCGTTTCGACCTGTGCTAACTCAGCGTAGAACGCTTTGGCGTCAAGGTCGAGGTTAATATCAACTGACATTAGCTATCGTAATCCGGGTTTTCGCTGGTGTTGACGTAGCGAACAGTTTCTTGCTGACTGGTTTTGTTACCGCCACCCCCAGCAGAACCTTTGCTGTTAAGGGGTCGAGATGGCGAGGGTTGATTCGAGGACGGCCCGTCATCTGGCATTCTTTCTTCTTGCTGTTCTGCTTGTCTCGATTTTTCAGCTTCGATAATCTGTCGCTGTAGGGGCGTCAGTGTGAGTTGTGAATCCGACCCGTGGAACCCCATGTCGTAGTCTTCGAGTAGGAAAACGAAGCTACTCGCCGCCCCCGTCTCGGCGAAAGGATTCCGCACTCTCCGCGTCCGAACTAATGGAGAGAACGCGCTCGGCGATGAACAGGGTTTTGCCGCCCTGTAGCCCCATGCCTTCTTGACCGCTGTTTCCGGCCACGCCGAAGATTTCGCGGATACCCTCTTCGGTTTCGCCTTGAGCGATTCCCTGTGTGCGGTCGATGCCTTTGACCGCGGCTTGGGCCATGATGTAGACGAACTCTTCATCGAACTGCGTGGCGTCGATTTCCCCCTCCTCCACGTCTTTTTCTTCTTCCAGCATCTCTTGGGCTTCGCCCGCGTCGATGTCCAGCCGATCTTCGAGGAATGCTGCAATCGGCAGGAACTCGGGGTCAGTAAGCGGGCGAAAATACAGGTCGCCACTCAGGCCGTAGTACGTGAAGTCCTCGATACACTCACGATACTCGTCGCCACGAAGGGCCATCTCGCGGAGTTTCGAGAGGTTAACGCTGGATTCTTCGGCTTCGGTATCGGCTTCTGCTTCGATTTGTTCAGTCATGAATGGTGTATTGAAAAGTGGTTATTGGACTGTTCTACTGCCCTTCGCCGTCAGTGCCGTCGTCAGTTTCTTCCCCTTCATCCGGCTGATCGCTGGTACGGTCCATAGCGACCCAATCGAAGGCAGTCTCGGTGACTTCCTCGTTGCGAACTTCGTAGCTGTCACTGGTCACGAGGACCGTCTGATAACTGTCGGGTTGGCCGTTCCTATCGTGAGTGATTGTAATAGAAACCGGAGTAGGAACGCCGTTTTTGTCGTAGACCACGTTGTTGATGCTCTGCACGTCACCGAAAGAACGAGTCAGCGTACTGCCTTTGAACATCATCGTCCCCGAATAGGAGATCGCGGTAATGCTGTAGCCAGTCGCCTTGAGCGAAGACTCTCGGATTTCCTCGATCTCAATATCCTTGGTGGTATCGAGACGGGAAATGGGGACTTCTGCGACTTTCGCCTTTTTGTCATCGCCCGAACTGCTACTCTGTGTAACAACGAGGCTGATGTTGGCGGCAGATTCGATGCGGTCGATTCCGTTAGGAGTTTGCTTAGCCATGATTTAACTCTGTAGAATAAATTGTTTGAACTATCGAGATCAGTTTCCGATGCTCACATCGTTGATGATGAAGCGAAGTGGGCTTGGGGCAGTAACCGAGAGTTCAAGTCGTGCCCGTGATGCCGATTCTGGAATAACGTTGACTTCGTACCCCTGAACGATGTTCGACTTTTGCAGCGACAGCATCTGATCATTGATTACCTCCTCAAGCGCATTTCGAACCGGCAGGCGGTTGAGTAGCCCAATGAATGGTTGCTCGTTGGCTTCGGCGACGGCATACACGTAGTCGAGTGCCAGCCGCTTGAAGCCATAATCGATGTTTTGCTCGTCGCTGTTGTCTGGCATTACAGCCGTTGGGTCGTCCTTGATGACTGGTCCAGACGCCGTGTTTTGCAGCGGAACAACGTTTTCATCGATTAGCTGCCCGCGCTCGATTCTGTCGAGCTTGGTGTAGAGTTGCTTCTCGGTTTCGAGTGGAGCGTTGACCGACGTTCGATCAAGACCGAGATCGGCCCGCTTGCCTGCATAGGCTGCCAGTGCCGAACTCCCATCTTCGAATCGAGTGGAGTACAGAACTTGAATACGAGACGAGTTGTACACCTGCTCGTAATCCACTGGGGTGATTTCCAGTCCGGCTGCGAGAAGTGCGATGCAGTAGTTTTTCTCGGATGCCAGCGAGTCAACAACCGAATCGACTTTGCCCTGAACGGTATCGGCTTCCGACAGAGCGTGCAGGAAGTCGATAGCCTCGGCAGCCTCGGCGTTGGCTTCGATTGCATCGAGGGCTGCTACGTAGTCGTAATAGGTGTACGACACGTCGAGTGAGGCCGATGGCGCTTCGAACAGTTCGAGTTCGCCATTAACTGGGTCGAGAACGACATCCCCTTCATCGGGGCTGAAGTTGCTTGCGTTCTCGTAGACCACCGTGACATTTTGAACTGTCCCATCGAGGGTAACAGTAATGTCGTCAGTGTTCTCGGATAGGGATTCGTTATCGAGAGTAACCGACGTGGTTGCCTCGTCCGAATGATCCTCTTCGACCACATCCATCGATTCTGGCGCGGTTGCATACAGCGGGGATGCACCTTCGTTCAGCAAATCGATGAGGGCGGTCGTCAGCAGGCTTGTTTCTCGTGGCCCAAACCGCTTTTCGGCTGTGCGAACACGAGAAATTTCGTAGACCGTGTTGGGGTCTGCTGGGGTTTCTGCCGCAGAAAGGTTTGCTTGCCCGACAACACCAACATCAGTTGGTGCTTCGGTAGTGTTACTGAAAGAATTATCCGAAACCTCTTCGGTGATAATTCCGGGTTCGTCGTAGCTGCCGTATTCGTTTGCCATGTGTTAGTCTGTGTAAGTGATGTCGTTTTTGATTTCTTCGAGCGTTTCGTGCTGACTGTTTGCTGGACCGATTTTCAGATCGTGCAATCCATTGATCGTAAGCGCCTGATTGAGTTCGGCCTCTGGGGTTTCGACAAACTGGTGGTCGATTCCACCACCATTACTGAGTGAGACAGTTCGCGTATGATCGTGGAGGGTAGTTGGCTTGGTTCGAAGCAATCGCAAACTCCGAATGACATCATCGTCCAGTCCAACCCCCTCAACGTCGTCAGTGTGACGAATGAGCAGTTCAACGCGCATACCCCAGTAGAATCGGTAGTATTCTTTCTGCACACCGTCGGCGGGGTCATCGAATAGCCCCACGTAGTCGTCATTGTGGTAGGTAAACTCGGTGGTTGACCAATTTTCAATGACTACCGCGGGGGTAGGCCGCTCGTTCCGCGTTCCTTTAACGAACACCGGAACTGAAAGCTGGCCGGAGAGGTAACTCACGAGGGAGTTAAGTGCTTGTTTTTGATTCATTTGTTATGACCGCATTCGCTGGCGTATCCGCGATTCGACTTTCGACCGAATGGTTAAGCTCGCTGTTTGTCGCATTCGGCCTTCTGCTGCGCGTTTGAAATGAATGCCATCGAAACCATTGTCACCGATTGACTGGGCGATAGCAAATGCCGCACGAACCGTGTCCTCGCCATAGCGGGCTACTAATGCGTCTATCTCGGGGTTGCTATCTGGCATAAAAATCAGCTATTGATCAGTGCGAACGGTTCCGAAAAACGAGTCGAACTCCCGAAACCACCAGTTGACTCGGGTTTCGATTTTATCTTCGGTGAAATATTCCGGTGTAGACGGATCTTCCCACACTTCTGGATCAATCATCAAGTCGATCTTCGACTCGTTGAAATCGGCTGCCAACTCGGCTAATCCATCCTCAAGATCATCACCGAAAAGGTCGATGGTGACATCATGGCCATCGATTGTTGCACTTCCGATTCCCTTGAACTCATCGGAAATTATGGTTAGGTGGATCACAGTTCTCCGTATCTCCGATTGAGGTCTTCGATAATGTTTTCCCAGTCCCGCTCAACCGCGACTGACAGTTCGTTTCGGATATAGGCCGGAATGACGAAGTGTTGGTTTGCTGCCCATATAAGGTCTTCGTGGTGTTCGTAGATATTTTCGATTTCCTTTTGTGAATCCACGTGACCAAGACCATGAGCGAGGGACGCGGCCTACTCACCGAGACAGAACGTGAAGCAATCGCTGGCGAACTCTCTGACAGCTACCGGTACAAAACACGGTCGTATCTCGGCCGTCGTATCGAGAAGTTGGAAACGGACATCGAGGTGTTGACCGAGCACGCACCCGAGCTGCTCGACGACTTGGAGGCGGCTGTATGCACCGGTCGCGATCAGGCGGGAGAAGTGCACGGCGTCGGTGATACACAGCCTTTGCAAGAGGCCCGAGGATCCCGCCAGACACCGCCAACGGTGAACGACGACCGACCGGTCGAAGACACCGGTACCGAGGCGGGAGCAGGCGTCGACAGCGACGAGACGCCGGTTCACACACTCGCTGATGTTGACTTT